CCTACAACTACGCCGGGAAAGCTCCTGGCAACACTACAGTTGGATCCCTCCAACTGTTCACAAGTTGCTTATTTCTAAGCAGCTTATTGGCCTCAGGTAAATTCTGAAGCTTAGCAATCCCACTAGAAACAGTGAGATTAACATGGGTCCGCTTAAGCGGGCCGAGATCTCGTACTTTAGCGCGAGATAATATATCATACATCTGACTGTATGTAGTTGGATAAGGCACACCAGCCTTACCAAAGTTTTTCTTATAAAAGGAAAACCGTTGTCGATGCTCTCGCATCGCATTCTTCTCTCGAACAATCGAGAAACCATGTAGGCTGTCTAAAAAGAAAGCCCGAGGTAAAACATACCGAAGTATGTTTTCATAAAGAGGAGTCATATCCTCTTCAAGAGGCTGAGAAGTCCAAACAGCTTCTGAAGCTGCATCCATATAATCCTGGATGCAATTTCCACCCTCCGAATCAGGAGGGTAGGTGCGATGACGTTGACCAACGCCATTATGTATTCTTTGTACAAGAATACTATTACCTGGACTTAAAAATTTGTCCAGATCACTGGGGACTAAAGATAGCCCACCTAAAGATACATCCAAACAAGGATCTATCTTACGAGTGGTATACTTAATCAGTATACCACGACACATCGTTCTAGATAAAGAACGAATAGAACACAATACCTTTTTATTGTGTCGAAAACGCCCCCAAAAATTAAAATTGGGAACCTCCCTTTTGACAAAAGTTCGAAGGGAGAAAGTATCCATACGGTGCAATACCGCATGGTAACCGTGAAGCACATAATCTGCCTCACAAAAAGTTGCATACTTACGTGATGCAAAGGACTTCTTCAAATTAATGACGAAGCCAAGTTCAGACATAAGTCTGACATAAAACGACCACTGGACAGTGGTCCAATAGGCGACGAGATCGTCGCCTTTGATCCTATAACAATGTTTAGGATCTACGACTGCACATATGGAGTCGTGCAAAATGGACAAGATTGCCCATGAAGAAGGGAGACCCATAAAAGTCCCCCGAAAGACGGGAATACCGTCAACCTTGGACCCGTATACACAACACGAGTCCATACCGATTTGTTGACAAAACAGATCGATCGCATCTCTGTTAAGCCACTCCGTGGCAGCAGAGAGATCGGCAGAGTATAACACTCTGTCAGCGCTCCGGCAAATGCCGAAGTCAATTTTCTCAAGGTTTGGATCCTTGAGAGGCTCGGACATCGTAACCCCGACGTCCATAAGATAAGCGTAAAGAACTTCACGCCAAGCGTGGCTTTCAGCCACAGTTGAAGGGTCGTTAGCAGTAACAACTCTGTATTTCCATCCGAATTCACGGATAAAAGTCTGATGAGAATCATCAGAACGAACATCTGAAAGAAATGATTCAGGTTTTAAACGGTCCACACGGGTAAGTGCGGACAGAACCTTCCTATTCTTAGAGGAAGGGTATGCCGTATCACGAGAGATACGGCGAAAGGGCTCCAAATAGGCGGCCCTACCACCAACCTTACGGGAAAACCCTAAGGCTGATGACGCTCCAGCAAAATGGAACGGAGATAACTTCGGTAAAGGCAATACCGAAGAAATATGTCGTGCGACATTTCGCACGACATTCAAAGTGCGGGTTGAAGAACAACCCGGTGTACTGACAATTTTCCAGTACTGTTCTTTAGCTAATTCTAAAGACAAAGGCGTTACCGGCTGCGGTAATGCACGTCTCCACTTACAAAATTGGAGTAATTTACTTGCCTTTCGGCAAGTAGATAAAGGGCGAGGTAAAACTTGCCCAAGAGTTACTCTGGAAATATTTCCAGAGAAAACTTCCGAAATAATTCGGTTTAACCATAGCTTAATTTCAGCTATGGTTGTATCAGGTCTTTGCAAAAAGACCTTGAAACGTCGGTCAAAGAAAAGGCCGACGTACACAGACCCCGCAACATGGGGTCCGAACGCGCTGCAAATTGCAGCGCGATATCCTCGACGTAAAACGTC